CCATTTTCTATTTTTTGCCTTGAAAAGTAGTCTTAGTCCCGCCAGAACTTAGAAAGATGGGGCTGAAGGTGTCATTCATCAATTCGGACGGTAAGGTAGAAACGTGGGAGTTCCAGGGCGGAACATTTACTGATATCGGTAGCTGGAAGCTGCAAGTACAGAGAACCGAAATTATGAAGTTGAAACAAGAAGACCTGTTATTGGAAGAAGCCAACAACACAAATGCCAAATTCATTTCAGATTGGGGTTGGCAGAAAGGAAATAGGGACTATACTACGGGAGCATTCAAAGAAGGTCCTTACTTCGTCAGTGACATTGTAGATGTTGAAGGGGAATCTTTCGATTTCCAAACTGACGAGAATGCAGATTTTGTATGTTGTTACTCTACAGATAATGGTATAGCCTTCCGAAACAGTCAATGGCTCGACAATTATCATATTGCAGGATACACCCATGTCTTTATCATTCTCGCAGATTCCAAGAACCATTATACCGGACCTTCCAATACGAATGTCTATACAACTACACAAAAGAAGTATTTCAAGAATGCAACAAAAGAAGACTTGGATAATCGTATTAAAGATTTGTCCGATAAAGTTTCCTTGTTCGACGGGCGAATAAAAGGGCTTGAGGTTGATGCTTACAGTGGAAACAAGGATGTTTCCATTCCATTTCCATCCAATCCTTGCCTGTTTGCCCAAAACGGTAGCGACCTTACTTCTGACGCCTATCCGGACGCCTATGCTACGGACTATCTGGATTTGACCATTTATGACCGTTTTGTGGTGAATGGTGCATGTATCCTTTCATTTCCCTATGGCGTGTTCTACGATGCCGACAGAAAGATAATAAAAACGATTTCGCCGGGTGGACAAAGTGTGGTCAGGCAATATCCGGAACTTGTTTTGGAACGTTCGGAATATCCGGACAATGCAAGATATGTCCGTTTTCATTCATACAGCAAGGTTGATGGCAAGCCCATAGAATATTCCTGTATTGGAAACAAAATCGTAGAAGGTTACGAGGCTCGCTTTGCCGGACTGAAGAATAATTTTGGAAGCATGACGTCTTATTCAGTTTTTAAAGAGATACATTGATATGGAGAGAATAATAGAGTTAAGTCAAGAAGGCAAAAGAGTATATGCACTCTCACATTCAGAAGGAGTGTTGCTGAGCAATACAAGTGAAATATCCTTGTTTGAGTCCATTTACGGGTTGAAAGATATGGTGAAGCTGTTCTCCGGCAGTGATATAACCGATTTCAGCAACACCACTTGGATAAAGGATACAGACGGAATCAAGGCTACCAATACCGGAAGCGGTAATTACCTCAAGATAGACAAGGATTATTTCTGTGACATCAGGCACGTCCGGATGAAGCTGCATTTAGGCTCTGACAACAGGCTCATACTTGCGTTTGCTTCAAAGGGTATAGGGAAAGGTGTCGTACCGAGTACATTTTATGTGGATATGTCCACTCAGAAGTTGGGTATGTACAAACTGACGGGTCCGTTGGCGTATGCGGAAAGTGTATCCGATGAAATCTGGGGGGAAACCGGTTTCTCTGATAGCTTTGGAAGCGGTGAATATATAATTGACATCATCAAGAACGGACGGACAAGCATTCTCCGGCTGACAAGCTACCTGTCCGGCAGAAGCTCTGAAATAGTCTGTGACGATACAATCTGGTCGGTCGGTGCCCAGAACGGGCCTTTACATGTTTACCTTAATAAAGGCAGTGACATGCCGATTATTCGGTATATCGACATCTGCACATTAAAAGAACCGGATGTCGTATTCGTCGGAGACAGCATAACGGAAGGGTTCTGCGTGGAGGATTTACGCTATCGGGTTGCCGAACTGTTCAGGACCGAACATCCCAATCACAAGGTTATGATTGCCGCCCGTGGCGGGTGCACGATTGAAGCTATACTTCAACGCTTCAGCACGGAGTTCGACATATACAGCCCTAAAAGGATGGTCGTCAATATCGGAGCCAACGGCGGTAACAGTACGGGGCTGTTCAATACGCTGAAGCAACGGTGTGACGCTATTGGATGTAAATTGTATTTATGTTACAATGTCTGTTATACGAGTGCGGTGGAAGAGAGAAAACACCAGTATGTGAATGCCATGATAGAAAACTGGTCGGCTGAGAATGGTGTAATAGGGGCAAGATACGACATAGCTACTGCTTTGGACAACAATCCGGTGAATGATGAATCACAACTTCCGAATGAGAGCCTGTTTTCCAGGAACACCCAACCATACAATTTGCACCCGAATCAGACCGGACAGATTGAAATGTACAGAAGGTTGTCCATCGATTTACCGGATTTGTTTTATTGTATAGTAGGATAATAAATATTACCTGAATATATAATCATAGTAAAGTTGTATATCTTTTTTATTATTGCTATCTTGCAATCTCTATTTAATAAAATCACTATGGAAACAATTAACAAAAATAGCAGTATGCATGAACATGACATTGAGAGAATGAGTGAGGCATTATATCAATTTCATAAAAGTATTGCCGAACTCAAAAAAAGAGAAACTGTATTAAGCGACCATTCACTTAATGAAATAAAAAAGACAGAGGTGCATGCTCTATTATTGGCTGCCCGACTTGATGTTACTATCTGTTTCAATAAGATAGTATCTGCAACCAACAAATATGAAGGCTGCTTCTTTTTGAATATAGCTTTAATGAAAATGCATGAGATAATGAAATCTTTATTAGACATTATGACCAAAACAGACAGCCCATTATATTATAATCCACATCCTGAATCAAAAAAAGAAATAATACATATTTTAAAAAAATGGAAAAAGGATTTTGAAAGATGGATAATTCCTAAACGCAACCATTCTACAGCACATTACCATAATAGTTTTTTTGATTATATAAATGATGGATATGCAGAAGTATCCCCGACTAAAAACCAAGAATGTTTTACTCTGTTCTATACTTATTTAAGAGATATTCTTACTAACATACATAAATATGACCCTTTAAACATAAACATTATCGAATCTGAAATAAAAGAGTTGGTAAACCGTTGCAGAAAATCATCCCAGCAAGAGCAGGGTATATAAAGTAAACAATTTCATACTTTGCTTTTCACTCATCCCGGCACTCCACAGTCCGGGATGAGTTACTATAAAATGAACATAAGAGGTGCTCTATAATGTCTCTATCCACTTCATAATCATTCCATTCACAAGATTGTACAGGATTGGTGAAGGATGACTGTTGGATCCACCATTTGGGCTTATATTATAATAAGGGTTATTAACCCACCAAGCCCCGTCACTCTTGGCCGGATATTGGCCATTAAGCCCGCTTGTCATGACACCGATTAATTCATTAGTATCTATTACAGGAACTCCCCATTTTTTGCATACCGCCTTTATTGCAGAAATGTAATCATCCATTCTGTACGGCATAATGACAAATCCGAGTCGGGTCCGCTTGCTGTTTTTACGGGCATAAACAACCATTGCTTCGACTGCACCGTAGAAAGTGGCCAGGTCAAAGTCCTGTTCCATATCGTAGCTGCCTGTTAACTCGCCTATGGGGACTCCTCCGCCATGATCGTTGATTCCGCCTTGGAATACCATGTAGTCCAACTTGCTCAGCGTACCGTACTGTATAAGCGGAGTACCGGCTTGTATTTCTCCATCACATATATAGCTTCCGCTGTCATTCACAATATTGACGGCACATTTGTTTTCGTTTGACGTCTCGGCGATATAAGAGTTGAAATCCACAGCGAGAGTTTCACCACTGTTTGCTTTAACCGTCTCGTCAAAATAGTAAGCCTTAATATGGTTTTCAGAATTGATACTGCCGACATACTCCGCTGCTTTTACCAACTCTGTATATGTGCCATCACTGCTATAAGAATAGATTCGCAAGGTCATCCAGTCTCTCACATTACTGCTGTCGTAGTTTGTATATATATTGACCAGCAAGTAGTCCAGCTCTGCGATACCCAAATGTATCTTTCCGCCGATGGCAGTATTGCCTATGTTGTCTTTTTGACCTATCGGATATGGCAAAGCACTCAATTTATCGCCATATTCATCGATTATAGACTTGGCCCTGTTATAAATTATTCCTTGACCGTAACTTCCGCCTGTTGATATTGCCGCGCCGCCCTGGCATTTGTCTATCGTAACGGCGGCAGGATGTTTACGGGCAAAAATTTCAGGGTATGTAGGATGATAAAGTTCCCCGGCAGGCGTGAATACGTTTGCCCCATTATCCGCATAACTGTCTCCGACAAATCCAACTGTCATACCGGAATAATAGTCTGCCTGAAATGGAGAAACAAGCTTTTTTAAATAAGCGGAAGAGGGGACTCTTTCCGCACTGTTGGACTCTCCCTGGTCTATTATGGACAGACGGGTATAGTTCGAGGGGACATCAACAATAGGACTTGTTTTAATCACATAAGGCTCGTTCTTGTGTTGGTCTATTACGATAAATCCGTCTTCCGTAATTTCATTTGCAGAAAACAAAGGCGTAAGCCTGTATTTTGAATAGAAGCCTTCATTTTTATATGCAACAACGGCACCATTAACAATATATGTTACTGTGCCCCATCCAGAACCTCCTACATTTAAGTATATGTTACTTCCTGCCTTGACCGGAATAATATTACATACTATCTGATAATCCAACACTTCCCATTTCTTGTTTCCAATAGTTGGAATTTCATTGAATTTTGATAAAAATCCACATCCGTCAGTGATATATAAGTTGTTCTTTTCTTCAAGGTTGGATATCGATACCGGTTTGCCACTCAATGAGAAAACAGCCTTATCCTGTCTGTTTATAAACACAAGTTTTATTTTGGAAATAAGCCCGCTTCGGTTGTGGATTGTCGTTGTATCGCTGGTATTATTTCTTTCAACTGCATACAATATGAGGTTATCATTACTGTCGTACAGTAAGGCCTTGTACGGGTCTTTTCTACGGTTGACATTTGTAATGTCAAGTCGTGCAGAATCCACAAGAGGAATAGTATAACAAAAACTACCCGAACCCTCTGTTACAGTAAGGCTATCCTCATCAATTCCGGCACATTCATTTTCACTGATAATGGAAATCTTTTTTTCAAGTTCTCCGATTGATGCTGTGTTACTCATAACCCTTTCGTCCAATTCGGATACTGCTCCCTGAACTTTATCCAGATCATCTGTAAGCCGGCTACTTTCTGATATTAACTGGATTAACGGATAGCCTTTCCTGTCCCTATATTCAGTAACTGTGTCACCGTTGATTGCGATGGTAACCATTGGCTGGTCATATTCAGTATAAGCAAGTGCATATTGGTATGTAGAACGGATAAAGAATCTTTCATCATCTGCAATAGTATATGTTTTAGATAACCAAATTTCGTTAATTCCGTCCGTTGTAGGTGTCGGAATGTCTTCAAGAAGTGTTTGCTTCCGGGTAATGGTGTTATATTTGTGCAAGGCAATCTTCGCACCGGCTCCCCAAGCGGTAAATCTTATCGCACTACATTTTTTAAATGACGTATCGGGAACCGCAAGAGTCCAATAACTAATCGTTTTAGGAGAAGACAGCGGAACTGCAAGAGCTGACTCTGCCTTGTCAATAAAAAGAGCACGCTCTAACTTGGTTATTTTTTCTGTTCCACTTATCCAACTTCCGACGCTCGTAAACGTCCCGCCCTGGAACTCCCACGTTTCTACCTTGCCGTCCGAATTAATGAATGACACCTTCAGTCCGATGTTTCTAAGTTCTGGCGGGACTTGGGCGATGGCCGTCTCAAGTGTGTAGCGGTCTGTTCCACCGGTACCCGAAGTAGGATGCTGGACGGAAACATTATATTCCGTAATGGTACCAGTCATTGTATCTACTACGTCCTCACAAAATGAACCTACTCTTGCAGAAGTATTAGCGCCGTCCTCAACTTCATTTTTTATTTGAGTCGCCCTTTGTCTTAATGTATTAAAATTCTCTTTCATAATTATTCACCCAAAATTCTACATGTTACACGGTTTGCGGTCAGTCCCCCATTTCCCCTATATAAAGGGAAAGAGTGCCTATTGTCATTCAAATAGCGCACACATTCTTTTAAGTATCGGTCTGCTACAGAAAAAGCATCATTATAGGCCATGAGCTTCTCTTTAAAATCCGGACGTGAAGAATACTCGTTATCCTTATTCATAAATCCTAAACGGGTAACATTACCATCCCCATTCTTCACTATACGAGCATAGGTATAATAGGCTAATGCCGTTTTCAACCCTACAAAAGAGCGTTTTCCACCATATCCTGCATCATAAGAACCACCATTAAGCAACTCATTATAATTCTCTTGGTGTTCTTTTACATCTAAAAGTAAAGCATCCCCCAAAGCTAATTTCAAATCAATGTTCTCCGACTCCCTGATATATGTCTCTATCTTTTCCGCATCGATATGCACTGACATCGTACGGGCTAGCTTAGAGACTTCATCCGTTGTTATTAGATACTGCTGCATTCCTTACGTATTTAAGAGGTTGTACACTAAAGTCATTAGATGGATTAACAGATTCATACCAATGCTCAAAAATCTTCTGAAAAGCACGTTCAATCATTCGCTGTTGTTTTGATACAATAGAGTTATAATACTCAAATGCATCTTCCAATATATCACCGGAAAAGCCCACCTTACCAACCCTTATACAATACCAAGGTTCTTGACCGAAAGCAGAATAAATACGCTCTACCACACTAGTATCAGTTACGGTAAATTCTTTATCATAATTTTTAGAACTGATATCCACAAACTCCGGTTTTTCTTCATCGGATTCCAAAGATACTTCCAATATTTTTGCAGCATTAGTATCTCCTTGAAGTTGTATAATGGTATCTGAAAAGCCTGTATCTTCACTTGGTTTATCTTCTCTTATCGGGTTTCCTTCTTCATCAAGATGTACCGGAGAAACGCCTTTCTTGGTGATAATCATCCCAGAAGGCATGAAATTACAGCGTACATTACGATACTTTATATTAGCAAGCCCTTCATCTGTACTCATTTCCGTAATCACCCGGTCAGCCCTTCCGACAGGATACACAAATTTTCCTGTGTTACTAATCCATAATATCTGTCCTTTATAGTTTTCAATTCCCCCTGCAGCACGTATCTGTGCATACACCACTTCTTTACAAGGATTAAAAACATCGATGAACTCTACATTCTCTTGTACAACCTTAATAGCCTTACCCTTACGAGTTTTCTTTCCTGTCCAATCTGGATGAACCGCAATCTTTGCAATATATCCGGTTTCATCTTCCTCTAATAAACGGCAATTCTCAAAGGGGACATGCTGTATCTCTACTATATCAGCAAACATATTATAGTTTACATGTATTGCTATCCCATCATAATCTGCGACATCCCTACATACAAAAGCATGGATATCATCTGCTGTATCACCACGACGATTAACTACATATTCAGAAAAAGTGACCTCACGAAAACCATTCCCTTCTATAAAATTGGCATAACGTTCCGCACATTCACTACCCGTTGAACTCGCAGCGATGATATTCCTTAAATGTTGAGGATATAGATTATCATCACCATAGCTTTGGATGCCAAGATTACGTAAATATCCCGTATCAACACGCCTATTACTTTTCTTCTTTAAATCATTTACATTCATCGTTTCGTGAGGTCATTTATTATTCTGCCGTTTCTTGTTTTAATTCAAAAAGGGATTGAGCCTTTTTTATATGGGCATCCAATAATTTAGAAGTCACCTTCTTTCCATCTATTTGATAGGTTTTAAATGTATCTTTTACAATTTTGACAGTCGCACCTTCCACTTGGAAAGCTTTCACCAATTCTGAAACTAAAATCTCATCCAAAACCGTAACAGGATTCTTGCGTTTTTCAACCCTTTCCTCCCAATCAGAAGGCGTTAAAGCAAAAAACACTATCCCTTTAGGATTTCCCGCAAGAAATCTTTCTGCCGCTTCATCAGTTAGATTATCATTGGTATACATTTCACCACTCCCAAAGCCAGCCTGGAGTAAAACACCATTTTTCAATGCATAATTTGATTTTTCTTTCATCTTTCCGTATTTTTTTAAATATGAATACATCTCAATCACAGCATCACGATAGCAATCACCACATGAAGTTCTAATAAAAGTTCGTCCGAAGACTTCATGATACATTACTTCAATGTCTGATTTATCAGAAGAAGAGAGGGGGAGTTTATCCCCCAACTCTTTCAATTTATCAACCACTTCTAAAACTGTCATACCTCTACTCTGCCGGTTTGGCCGTTAAAGTATTAATAGCAGTTTTAGTAGCTTCATAACTTGTTTTATACAAGAATAAAGCTGACTTTGGAGCTTTCTGTTCTTCAAGTGTTACGGTCCATCCGCCTTCTGTATCTTCACTATACTTATTGTTTTCAATAGTAGTAGCTGTAAGACCTTGATAATATCCAAAAACCTGAAAAGCGGCATCGCCCGGATTTGCTTCTTTTTGTAACCCCTTATATTTATTTTCCAACACTACAACGTAAGAACCGTTAGCCAAGCCGTCAATAATATCTGCACAAACATCCGGATCATTAGCTAGAATCACAAGTACAAGAGTGTTTGTGAATGAATTGCGATATGTACCAGTAGCCAAAGCTGTGGTAGTTCCTGTAAATGGAGCCTTTCCTGGTACAATAACTTTATATGCTTTCTTTCCCGTCTTCATGGCTAGTGTCTCAATCACATTCTTACGGGTAGAATTGAATAGTGTTGCAGCAAAGTCTACATCTGCACGATTCATTATCACACCTTCCTGCTCCAAACCTTGTACAACCGGATCATCACAAGACGGAGAAATATCTTTCTTCAAAATATCATCGCATACTCCCATAAATACCTCCTTTCCTAATATGCAACTTGTACCAGATTATCCTCGCCAATCATAGAACCAAGTTTACCTGTAGAATAGATATAATTCTTACGGGATTTTCTTTCAAACCAGATATCAAGGTCTGACATAGGGTTATCACCTTCACAGCCGTACATCAGATTGTCCGGAGAACACAGAACAGCACGATGGGGAAGATTCAACTTGGTTTTATCATTCTGATATGCTTGGATAAATCGATCCCAAATTGAGCATTTTACAACTGTAACACCGTCATACTCCCCTACTTCAAGTCCGTCAAAAATAACTTCCCAAGGCATAATAACCTTATATTTTTCTCTCACGTCACGAGATAAAGAATCACACAATGATTTCGTAGCAAAAATTGCATGTCCGGACTTTTGGAAAATACGGCTATCCGCATCTTCAAGCATTGCATCAAATATAGAAGTTGCAGCACCCAATTCTTTCATTTTGGATTTTTGCAAAGCATAAGATGCTTCAGCATTGGCTGATATGACAGTATGCTGGCTAGCATTAGTTGTACATATAGCAAACAGACGTTTAAAGAAACCGTCACATGTTTTAAACAATTCAACATTCAAACCATCTGTAATTTGCCCTGAACCTTCAACATTGGCAGCATCCTTATCTCCAAACCAAGTAAAGCGCCACAACATTTTCATCATTGCTTCCGTTAGCTTCGGAAGGACGATTCCATCCATATACTCAGTAGAAGTAAGGTCCGCAATATTAGTACCGGTTTTTAGGCAATATTTAGCAATAGTGTTTTCCAAATCCTCATAACACATTTCCAATGGAACTTGCCAATCACCAATTTCCCAAACCTTTTGGGCTGCAGCAATAGCCACCTTTTGATATGTAGGATCACATCCAGAGCCTGCGATACCCACATCCTCCATTTCACCAATAAAACCAACTTTCTTGCCATTGGTCACTTTAGGCATGAACGTCATAAAACGCTCCATATCCTCATTCTGAAAGACTGTCAATTCAATCAAGTCTTTCAAATCTTTCACCGCCTGATTGTCCGGTGTCAATTTTGAAAAATCCAAAATAGGCATACTCAAATCTCCTTTCTTTACTTTTTAGCTCGCTTTTCTCTTTCTTCTCTCAACTTCCTCTGAATAGGTGTTTCCTCTGCACTGGCCTGAGGATCAACAGTTGTCTTAAAAGTCTGGGCACGTAAAGAAACCCTGTAGGTTGAGCAATGCTTCGCCAACCAATTTTCCCCACCTGCCATCTTTACAGCATTCAGAATCTTATTGTCCTCAACTGTACGGGAGTTAACTTTCAAAACCGCATTTTCCGCTTCAAGTTCTTCAATGCGGGCCTTCAAAGCCTCAATCTCCTCATCACCATTTTCTTCCTCCTGATCTTTAATCTCTGTAATTACTCCATCGGTTACGATGATAGTCTTCCCATCAGGCATAACATGTTCACCGTCAGGAGACGCGGCATCCCCGACTTGCGGTTCTCCCTCTTCACGTTCCACCGTCAGTATATTACCTTCGGCGTCTGTCAACTCCATAGATATTACTGGAATATCCTCAATCTTTTGATAGCCACATTTGGCAAGCAACTTATCAATGATAGATTGCTTCACTGTCACTTGTTTTTCTTTGTTCATTTTTTTACTATTAAGTTTATAATCGATTCCTTTTGCTGTAGTTGGGACAAGAACAGCAGATATAAATCCTAATTGTTTTGCAACCTCTCCACCAAACCATGTTTCTTTATTCATTTGAGTTTCCAATACGTTTGGCTCTGTCCCTGTCCTTTCAACATAGACAGCTAACATCTTAGCTTTTTCCGTTTCCAAACTTGATTTAAGGGTTTCTATCGTTTCAAGGTCTAAGACATCGTCATACTTTGCCAAATATGGTTTGTGAATGAGAAACTTTGCATGGGGATAAGCCTTTCTGCGTTCCAGCGGTGCAGACAGTAGAATAATTGTCGCCATAGAAGCACATCTTCCAACAATAGTACAAGAAATTTCCTTACCCGATGCACGTAATGCATCATAAATTGCATACCCCTCAACAGTATCACCACCACATGAATGTATTTCAATGTCGATTGTAGGGTCAGCCGGGTCAAGCCATGAAAGAAAATATTGAATATCTGGAAACGAAAGCCCTTCATCACCGGTCAAATACCAACTCTCTAGCTTATCCCTATCGGCAACAATGTCCTTGTTAATGTATAATTTTGCCATACTACATAATTGTTTGTAACAAAGGTAGAAAACAGGATACGGCTTGAAGAATATAAGAAGTTTATTCCACTGACACGCTTTGTCAGTAACTTTTTTACTAAGCAAAAAGAGCGGAAAATGACTCCGCCCTTACTTAGATATTAACCGTACTTGAGAACTTATCAATGATCCGATAAATGGTCCTTTCTGCAATACTATATTCATCAGATAAATATTGCATGATATAGGTCTTTTTATGCCCTTCCCGTAACAAGCGCATATATTCCTGATATACTGGAATGTATTTTACATCCCCAACATCAAGAGAAACACCATCCATTACTTGGAGGATGTTCCTATTCAGAATTAATAACTCATACGCATTCATACACTACCAAGATTCTCGACATACTTTACTCTATCTGCAACAGAAGTAAATTCCTCTACGGACAATACCGGCGGCGGAGCCATCATCATACCCTTTGCAACAGCCTTGGAAAGCATATCTTCACCCAACGCCTGATTGGATGAAGTAGTGACGTTGATAGGAATGCCACCACCCATTTGGTTAAAAGCTGATAATAACGGAGCAAACATAGAAGTCGCGGCAGCCGTCATTACACTTTCACCATTAGATAACATCGCCGGTATAGAGTCACTTGTACCCGAACCTGGACCTACTACTGAACCACCCTGTGCAAATTTAGCACTTTTTACCGTAGAAATAGCAGCCGCAATGTTAGAAAGTATAGTAGCTATACCACTTGCCATTGTACCAAGTCCAATGATACCCTTTCCTGCTTCCGCTGAAACCATTTTAGAAATAGCCTTACCTGTATTGATTGCAATTTCAGCAAGAGCCAAAGCCTTACTTGCAATGGCAAAGTTACGGTCTTGATTACCTATCTCATCTGTCAAGGCAATAAGTCCATTTGTAACAGTAGCCATAGCATCATATTTGGATTGTTCAATAGCTATCTCCTTATCTGCAACAGCTTTCTTTGCATCATTATAGTCATTTTGAGCTTGAAGTTTACGCAAATTAAAAGCTTCTATACTTTCCCCCTCAAGTTGCTGTATAGTATTCAACTCTGTAAGCTTCTGCTCCATCTTAATACGGAGAATTTCTTGTTCGTCACCGTATGTCTGGGCTATTTCTGTTTCAAAACGTATCCTTAATGCATCCTCTTGTTTCTTGATTATGGAGTTATTATGCTGCTCGGTCAAATCATCAATTTTTTTGTTGTACTTCTCCATAATAGTAAGTTTCATCTGCTCGGTTAGCTCTTTCTGCTGAAGCTCCGCATCACGTTGGGCTACAAGTTGCTGCATCTTTAATTGATACTCCTGCTCGCTTCCGGCTTTTACAGATTCAAGCTGCAGGGCGATAAGCTTCTGCCGATTTTCAATTTCTTTTCTCAGTTCTTCATCAGAGAGCTTTTGCAAAGCAACTGTTTTCTGCTGCTCAAGAGAAAGAATCTGTTTCCCGATTTCCTCCTTAGCACGAGGTGTCAAGTCCTTTTCGATTTTCAAACGGCTTTTCAAATCTTCAATCTGACGGCTATATTCATATTCTATTTCTTGCGTCTGCTTCTCCCGGCTATCCTTAATGAGTTTCAGCATTTCATTCTCAGCCTTACGTATCTCTTCTAACTCCTTCTTTTTGATTTTAAGAGCTTCGGCCACAGCCTTAGGGTCAGTAATCGGCGTCTTCTTTTTATCAGTATCCCCGGTATATGAAGACACTAAATTAATAGTCTCTTTCCTGGACTCCACAGCCGATAACTGTGCTATATAATCATTCCATGAAGAAGCGATATCCTTGTTTATGGCTGAATTAGAACGATCTTTGCCTATTCCCTGACGCCAGAATGAAACATCATCTAGCTCTTTATTATATTTCTCATTGATAGCAATAGTTTCCTGCAAGTATTCTTCTTCCTGTTTCAGAGATAAATTTAGCATCTGCAGCCTTTCTTCTTTGGCCTTTTTTAAAGCTTCTTCCCCAGAAATCCCCACTTTCACATATCGAATTCGTGCCGCCTCTATCTTGGCATATTCATCTCCGACATTAGCCTCTGCAACATTCTTTCCAAGCTCAACAGCCGCTTTAGTTTCCCGTTCTGATATGTCTTCTACCGATTCAAACAAAGTTCGTACATCTTTAATCAAAGAGGATAAAGCATCATTGACGAAAGTCTCAACCTTAGCCGTCATTTTCTCAAACGAGCCACCAGTAGTATCAAAAAGCAAAGCGACCTCTTTCGTTAGTTCCGCTTGGGAAGCAAGCAAATCATCTTCCACTTTACCTAATTCCCCGGTCTTACCCTTGACTTCATCCAGATTAACAGAAATATCTTTCAAGGTACGGATATATTGCAGGCCGGCATCTTCTCCTGGATCGCCAAAAATATCTGCAATAGCAGTTCCGACCACCGCACTGTTTTCCGGTAGTTCATTCAATTTGGCAGATACTTCCTGCATGATTTGAAAAGTAGTCTTTGCTCCTGTCTGCAAATCTTTCTGGACTTGTTTAGAGCTGATACCGATACCATCCAATGCAGTGGCTGTTGATGTAGTCATTTCCCGAAGCCGAGTATTCGCCTCTTTGATAGTATCAATTCCCTTATCAGAGAAGACACCCTGCTTATTGGTTTCTGCAATAATAGCAACGAACTGATCCGCAGAGATACCAGCCTCTTTGAAGTATGCCGGATATTCTTTCAAAGCAGATAGGAACTCACCTTTCGCATCTGCCCCGGCAATGAAACCATCTTTGATTACTTTCAACGCTTCATCAGAAGATATGCCAAACTGTTTTTCTACGGAATTAATAGCAGTCAACATATCCCGGAAGTCTTTACTGTAGTAATCAGCCAAAGCTTGTACTTCACTCCGATAGATTTTCAAATCATCGCCAGACTTATCCGTAAATTGCTTTGTCAATTTGGTAGCCTCTTTTACCCCCTTATTGTAGTCATACCACCATTTGAAAGCAAAACCGACTCCGGCAACACCTGCTATACTCATAAATACCGGATTTTTCAATAATGCCTTTAGCGTTGAACCTAAAGCAGATGCTTCTGTCTTCATATTGGAGAAAAAGCCTTTCACTCCATTTGAGTTCTGGGCGATATTCAACAAAGAATTTGCAAAGTCATTATTGATACCTACAAAATCTTTCAAAGCTTCCTCGTAATTACCGACATTACGATAGAAACGCTGTGTACCCTCTTCCGCTTCCTTCAATTCATCGGTAATGGCATTTATCTTATCTTGAATCTCTTTGCCCTTGGCACTGTTACGTTCCGCACGACTTAACCTATCATAAGAAGCAGTCAAATTAGAAAGTTCCGCACGTAATCTAACTAAGCTACCTTCAAGCTCCGTCTGTTCCTTACGCTCATTCTGTATTTGCTTACTCAGAATTCGAACAGCCTCGTTCACTTCACGAGTAGCAATCTTGGTTTCTGATAACTGTAAGTTATACTCTTTGCGACTCATACGTCCTGCTTTCAAATCCTCTTTTAAAGTTTGTTCTCTTTTTCGAAGTACATCCAGCTGAGTACGATATTCTGCGATTTTTCGGATAGCATCATCGTATCGTACCCGAATATCCAGCACTCTTTCTTCTACATTTTCCATAACTATACCTCCAACTGTAATAATTTACACTCACATATCCCCGTATCTTCTGCCTTTACAGATATAATAGCATAGTATCTACCGTATTGGCCCAGATATACCGGAACCGTTACATCCAACTCTTTTAGCTCAATATCGTTAATTTCAATTTTTTCCGTAATGACAACCGGATTATGTACCACCTTTTGGTATGATTGATAATTTTTAGACAACAAGGCATGCCATGACAACCCGTTGAATGTTGCCCTTGACTTACCATTGTTACTAATCTCCAACAATATACGAGGTTCAACTTTCCCTATCTTTCCAATCTCCTCGTTATCTTCATATTCATAAATTGGAATATATGCTTTGCCGGCTCTCGTATCGGTTGCGGCAAAAGGAAGCGTAACGCTATCTTTACTTAGTTCAATAGTCTCATCATCAACATTGATGCATCCTTCATAATCTCCAGATACTGTTTTGTCTTCTTTCCACTTGTAGACATTCTTTTGAGCGAATCCATCAAGAGAAAACGAGATAGTTTTAGGTTTATTATCCTGATACGAAGCAACCACCTTCGTAGTCCAATCTATAGCCCTAGACTTGTTAGTTAGAACTTCATCCATTGAAACAAACCTAACCGTAACATCATCTTTGACTACAGCAAATGTACCAGACATAACAGATAAAGACTTAATGAAATCAATCTGCTTTATGTTTGGCAAATTGGATATAATAGGATAATATCCATCGCTTATTCCATCTTCAAAAACATTGGTTTCTTCAGTGAATGCCAATAACCCGACTACAAAGGTTGTGCTACCCCAACTATCTGTAAACAATCCGGTATCGGAAAAGGCAAAATAGATCACATCCCCCGCAGCCAATACAGATGTATAATCATCATATTCAAAAGATACAAACCAATTTTGAGTACCTCTCTTCTCCAAACTGGTATAGCTGACTGAAAACACTTCCTCCGCAGCCCCATTCACAACTTTGTAAGCTACAAATCTCGGATTAGGAACCTCTGTTCTCACAAAATTAAAAAACATTCTTCCCATGATCCGAATTTTGGTATTGTCCTTCAAAATCTTCATGCCTTCGTACTTGGATGAACTAAGGTCTACCGTTTCCAGATAATCTGTTTTTTTATAAGTAGACGTACTACCTCTCAAAACATATCCATAATCATGATTGGGTCGCGTTCCGTTCACATACTCATAAGTGATTCCTAATTGATTATTATAATCCTCTCCCTTTCCTTTCTTGGTTAACATCGGAACAAGGAGTTTGTTAATCAGATTATCTGTGACATTGGTAGGAAATAAGAAATTGATACCGCTATCCTGGGATATACGTTCTAAAATCCAACCTGCCCGGACACATGGATGGATATAGTTCTTTTTATCATAATTCCGTACCCCCATATTCATATCGGACATGATAAAACTTGCACCATCTTGATAATTACTAATCTCTCTTTTCCAAATAGTATAATACTCAGGATAACTATCTTTCAAATCATTCAATGTTTTGTCACCCTCAATAATGTTAGATAACAAGCTAATATTCCCCCACGTCAAAGCTATTTCAAAAGAATCCGCCCCAGTCATTAATACAGCTTTCCCGTTAGAAATAATTTCAACCCCGTTACGGATATACCTTGCATCATGAAACTTTCTCGGATAGTCAGTCTGGCATGCCGGAAGGTCAGCATGTTGGATAATACGTTGATTCCTGACTGTCTTAGGCAACTTGATCGTATAACTGTTATTGCTTACGATCTTACTCAAATCGGTAAACAGGTTACTTTTATAGGTCAAAGTAATCTTAGTGTTGTCATCCCAATCCACCAATTCACCGTCAATAAACAATAATTCATTTCTCATAAACTCTGTGATATTGTTTCTGGTAATATTATCTCTATTTCAAAATCCTGCAAGGGTTTCCGCAAATGGCTCACTGTTCCCGTTGCCAATCTTACAGGGAACCATTTCCCCTCATGATACAAATCAATTAAAGGGGACGTATGCAAAGTAGACAACATATCAAATGTATCCTGATCTATAAGTGTAGCACAAGCCTTTATAGATTTCTGTATTTTCTTAGATTGACGTGATACCCCATAATAAGCATATTTATTGTCCGAGAAAGTTTGATAGAGCAATTCACCATTTGTACTTACCTGCAATATATTGTCCCCAATCTGGAACAACCAATACTGATAAAAACCATGTCTATCTATCCAACGAAGATAAATACCACACTCTGAAGAATCTACTACCAACCTATTTATAACAGTCCCATCACCTATCGGAGCAAACGTATTATCAAACGTGTATTCAAATGTGCTGGTAGGCAAATCCTCATCCAGACGAATTACCGCAAAATCTTTAGCTGATGATACCAATCCCGCAACATTGATGTGATTTAATCCTGCGGATAAGTTTTTTGTAACATATCTATTTTGGTCATAACGAAAACGAACAGTCGCTCCCTCAGCCACAAACAATGAGAAAGTAAAAGGAAACTTTCGGAACCATCTCACTACACGAGGTGCATTAAATACCTCACCAATATTAATTGCTCCCCAAATACTATCAGTAGTAAAACTAAAATTATCAACACTCGTAGAAACCGTTACCGACACTCGAATTGACTGCAACAATGAAGTATCAACAGAAAAGAAAGAACGCATATAACACGAAATATCAGCATATACTGTTCCTGAATAAGGACTCCTTACATCTGTATATTTTTTCCCATTGGCCGCAATGCTGATAGTCACTGTATTATTAGTTTGAACTGTTATCTCTTGTGGATTAAAACAGAAGCACACAGCATCAGGATACCGTATCTGATGATTATTTTCAAATATTGCTGTTCTCATTGTTATTCAGATTTATATGTTTCACATCCTTTGAGAAAATACCAAATACACGATTCATTATATTTTGTATTGCTATTTCAATATCTTTTGAATATATGTCTTCATGTTTCCCTGTACGATAAAGCCTGGTACCTTTTTCTGCTATTTTCCGGGCTACGAGATAAGCAAATGACTTAGGCTTTTCTACTTGAATACCTTTATCTATCATCCACTGCCGAATAATCTTATAAAAACCCTTAGGTACTTTCCCCGGTCCACGTCCTGTTTCCAATACACCGAAAGCCTTCCTACCAAACAGAATTCCATGATCATCATCCACTACGACATGCAAGCTCTTGATAGTCCTTCCACTTGCACGCTGCCCAGCCTGTATATGGTTCTCAACAATACGCTGCCGAAGACTTTCCAATTCTTCATTCAGGATACCCTTTATCTCTTTTCTCCTATCTTCCATAACTAACACATTGAGACTCCTTGAACCTCTTTAAGTTTCAATTCTATTACAATTCCGGTAACATTCACATCCAATTTATCGTAAAAGATAGAATAAGGAACTTCATCACTCACCCACTCAAATAATCCACTTTTATTAAGCTCACGAATAAAGTTCACTGCATGTTCTTTACAACGTTCTATGATAGTATCATTCTCCTTACCGTCAAAATCAAATTCAGTCTTATCGGCAAATGCTATCATGCAATTAGGGCAATCCTTCAACTGTGTTCTGGATATAACGAACTTACCGGATACAGGCAGTAAGTTAATCATAGCCGGTAATGGCATTTTATCCAACCGGACATTAGCCGTCGCCCAGTTATCAAACAAATAGGTTATGTCTTTCAGCTTTTCTGCAACAGACGCTATTTTCCTCTCTACACTTGTGTTCATTTGTTATTATCTTGATAAATTTTACGTAATCTTCGTTCATATCTTATCTTCTCTGCATCCATATCAAGACATTTATACACTCTTACCCATGGAACACTTTCTACCTGCTCATGGTCAGTTATTCCCATACGGGTTGCATAATAGTCCACCAACCCAAACAAGCCAAATGACAGTTGGTCTACACCTGCACGTTTTTCTTCAGGAGTAGGCGCCACGTTTGTTGTTTCAAACAGTTTGGTTATCCGTTCCACCTCTTTAGTAACCCATGAGGAAAAGCCCAAAACATCCTCTACCTCACATACTTCTATTTGTTCAACAGAGAATCCTAAAAGGACATGACATGGTATCATTATACAATCAACATCGCTTGATATAGATTGTAGTCCCATAAGTTGCCCAATAGTGGTATCATTCAGATTATCCGGCAAACGAACTCCCGAAATGAAATCCGGCTTTGGGAGTTTCTTTATCTGTTCCAATAATTCAGTAACATTACTTGCCACCTCACTTAATATCAAAAATTCTTTTACTGTCATATCTGTCCTAATTTTGCTTTTGGTCGTTTGGGAATTGGTTTGATACGGAAGAACATTGCCATTATCAGCATATCAAGATAATCCGGAGAATGACCAAGTATCTCTTTCATTTTCTCTTTACTGATTATTCCTTTCTTTCGGGTATCAGCATCTATATGGTCTTGCTTTAAAACTCCTAATTCTTCGATTATACGCTCTCTTTGGGCTTCCGTACATATAATCCTTATCTGTCGGTTATTTATTAGTTCTGCGAGCTTAAAAGCGCACTCTGATTTCAGATTGTCAAACTCCGGATTAATAGGGCGGTTACCACCATGAAACTCCTTGATGCCATTCAGATAACTTTCAAGATAACTCCCCAGCCCATCACTATCAACTACCATCATGCTACGTGGAATCTTCCACTGTATCATCATGTTTTTAAGATCCGTTTCAATGGATTTACCCGTACTGTATTCCTGGTCTAACCTGATGTTACATACATTACCTATCCAATGCCCACAGACAAAACGGTCTCGGCCTTTCATGGCAAGGTCAGAAGAACCAGTCGATAAGCCTATCGGTTGTACATGCTCGTTTGTAAACAAGTCACAAATAGCATCATAATCACAAAGTACTGCCGGATCATTATCATATTCCCAATTGCCGAAATACAAACGCTCTTTCGTTACTTTATCATTAGTATTTTTCAAAGTGTTTATATAGTCTTCTGTTGCAAATGGATTGTCTTGTACCAACGCCTGTACAAAAGCATAACCATCTTTTAACTTATGCTCTTTCCATGGTTTATAAAATTTATCGTATAACCAGTTCTTTTTGGGATTACAAGTAATAAGAATTTTCCCTGGAACATTATAGACATCATTCAAGTGCCGTCCTATACGGGTCTGTAACACTTCAAAGGCCAATCTATTCACTTGACCCGCCTCTTCGATCCATCCACCCGTAAATTCCAAGGAGCCGAAACGTTCATACATCGGGTCTTTATAAGGGTAATATGTCAAATCCAAAAAGATAATCTCACTCCCATTATCGAACTTGATGCCGTCATTTGTCAAGTGATAATATGGATAGCCATGAGAGTTAGCCACTTTAACAAATGTCACCGCTATAGATGCTCGACTGTCTTTGAGATTATTTCGCCCCGCAAACCAACGAGTTCCGGGAAGATAATGGCAACATTGCATCAGCCATTCACAACCGAGCCATGACTTACCACCTCCACCGGCACCACCATAACATAAGAACTTCGTAACATCGTCACGAAGATAGTTATAGGCTAAACGCTGTTTTATGTTGACTCTCTCTCCCATCATTTCACACTCTCCGCTTCTTTGGTATATGGAAGAAATGAAAATGACTTAAACTCTTTCCCCGCATTCGTATGGTCCACTTCCTGCTTATCCGCAAGCCCAAGTTTACGAGCAATGATATTCGCATTAAAAGCACCGACACATGCACCTTCAAACTGTTGCGTTTCGATTGTTTCTTCCACGCGTGCGATGACCTCTAAAAAATCTTCGTCATTCTTATTTTTACACTCCGTACGAAAGGTGCTCCACCATTTGGATGAAGCGCCTACGTAAATACAAAACCCGGTAAGAGAGTACGGGCGGGAAGTCGGGGAAACTTCCTGTTGCACTTGCTGTTCATTAACAGTTTCCACTTTCTTCCCTTTCTTTCTTTTCACAGGAACCGTCTTTTGAATAGCTTTTTTGGAGAGCCAGGGATTTTCATCACACCACTGGAAATACTCACAGGCAGCTTCCCATAAAAGTTCCGGCGTGGAAAAGAGTTTATCTCTCCCATGCTTACTCCTTAACATCCAAAATTTATTTCCCGCAGGTGCTGCCATATCACTTCTTCATCCTGATTATTTCTCCACAATGGGGACATGCCATTTCAATATATTCGGTCTTTTCTTGCTCTAAGTTCTCCTCAATACGCTCCGTTTTCTTTTTGAAAGCCTCATTCTCTTGACGTTCCATTTCCTGACTGAACTCCCGCTGTACTTCCTCTGCTTGCATATCTTCTGTTGCATAATCATTTGCCGGAGTAAAGTTTACATCAAATCCGAGCAGCTGCTCTATTGGCTCAAAAAAGAAATCTTGCATATCTGCAGGGACATTCATAGTCCTAAGTTCACGTATCAGTTTATCTTCATCCCATGATGCAAACTCCGATGTCTTATTATCAGCAATACGATACTGGCGTGCCTTTTCTTCATCCAAATCAGCGACTATACAAGGTACTTCCTTATATCCAAGATTTAATAGGGCAAAGTATCGTGTATGGCCGACAATGATTTCAAGATTCTTATCTACTACAAGCGGTTGGTTAAAGCCAAACTTCTTGATTGATTCCTCTACCGGTTTGATAGCCTTGCTATTGTTCCGGGCATTATTCCAATATGGAATGATTTTATCTATTGCAATATTCTGTATATCCATAATCATAACTCTGCTGAATCTGTGTGATGAATAATTTCTTTAATGGCTTTGCTGTATTCATAGTTCTTGAACATCTTAGCAAAGCCGGTGATGTGCTTAAGTTTTACAAATTCTAATGGTTCCATACCAAGCTTCTTACAAATAACTGCATCCGACTCTCCATTTTTAATCATGTTATAAATGATATTCGTCATGCCGTCAACAGAATGTTTACCACGTGCCCGGTTATGCCGGACCGTAGATGCCATACGGTCATTGATATCCTTATCAATAACCACAATGGGGAGACGACCACTATTCCGTCGGGCAATATCCTTGTACATACGTGCAATGAGATTACGGTGAAACCCGTCTACAATGATGTACTTTTGCTCTTCCTCACTCCAAATCGTAACAATAGGTTGTGTATATCCGTCTTCCCGAATGGAAGTATAAAGTAACTGCATTTCCTGCTTTGCCACAGCATTAGGATTATAGTTGTTTGCCTTTATCATTTCCATTGGAACCCAAAGAACACGATCCACCGGGTTCACTTTCTCCGGGGACAAAGAAAATAGAAGTTGCCTCACTTCATTGAAGAAGTTTATTTTATCTGGCGCTTCATCAAGCATCCGGGTGATTATTTCTTTTAGTTTTTCCATATTTATACTTTGATTTATGAACCAATAATCTGTTATTCAATTTTGTCTGTTCAAAGTCTTCGGTAATAATCCCACGAGCAAAAGCGCGGTAAATATCAAGACGGTCTACATCAGACCAATTTGTAACTTTAGTAATCACTGTCTTCAGGTTATTGGAGAAAATGATTTTATTCTTATCCTCAGCTACTATGTTATCAATGAGATACTGCAAATATTCCGGCCAATCCTTAAAACAGTTCGGATAATTACGTATCTCTTCAAAAGCATCCAACAGAAGATGATTTGTCGTACCAATATTGGGGATGCGGGTGTACATGGCATTATATGCCTTCGGGTCAATTTCCTGCAAGTAAGGGATATTCTGATTACTGTTCTCATGAATCAGAGAGGACACCCTGGCCGAACGTAACGGTTCTTTTGAGAAAATGTAATTGTAGGCCTTATTATATCTTAATCGATTGGAGAAGATATAATACCAGATATCGCGATAAGACCAATCATACAAAGGGTACATAACTACTCCATGACTACAACGCTTTCCGTATGTCATACCAGAAAGAGTTTCCTTGCCTGTTAATCCTGCACGACGGGCCGGAGATTCCTCAATACGGACACCACCCAAAGAAACATAATCTTCTCCCAAATGATGAAATGCAATAGCATTGAACATGTCTTTAAATCTATCAGCGCTATATACATTCTCTATGAAAGCAATATCCTCTTTTTCACGCATCCACTCTTTCCCTGGCTCCCAAGGAATAAACCAATCACCACTGTTAGCATTCCATAATCTGAATGGTACTTGTACCCAAATAGGCTCTACTTCCGGCAAAGACATAACATAACGCATATACTCGACTGTATATGTGTACTCACATTCCTGGTCAAGAAACATAACCGGTATCTTTTGAATACCAAGTTCACGTGCCACTTCCAAAGTGATATGCAGCAAAGCGGTACTATCTTTGCCACCAGAAAAACAAACGCCCAGACGACCACCTATAGAAAATAGCTGCCTTATGCGTTCTTTCGCCGCTTCATACACATTTTGTTCTGAATATAATATCATATGTTAGTCACGATATAATAGTTACCAAATTCTTTTACTTCACAGTGAGGAAAGCTTTCTTCCAGCTCATCCCTCGAATGTTCATAATATTCCAATTCGCAACCGCTACGTTCATAAGTTACCGGATGATATGTTTCTTTATAGAACATAAGGAACAAGATCTTCCCCTTGGGGACATCCGTTAACGCTTCGATTTCAATGTAACTGGCCGAACCAAATAGAGCGACAATAGTATTAAATACCACAAACTTCAGGTTTAACATCTCAAACGGGATACACAAGTTATGGTATCCGGGATGCTTCTTTCTGAAAATTTCAAGCATCTTATTACTCGGATCGATACCGAAATATTCATCCGAAGATACTTTCAGAATATCAAGGAACAGTCCGGTACCACATCCTACATCAAGAATAATTCCGGGAACATCAAAAAGCATCGAGGCTATCTTACTGTTCTCCTCAATGCTGGCTTTGTCTTTAAACAGAGAATCGTAATCCTCTGCGATTGCATCATACTGATTTACTGCGTACATACTTTATTATTTTGATTTACAAAATAAAGATACCGAATAATCCATGAACGGACTATCCGGTATCAAAGAAGTTACTGACACGATTTGGCAGAAAATTTTGTCATGTCACCACATATCGCAATCTTCATTCTTATTCCCATATTTATGTTCCCAATAACTATTGAGACTGGAATATATAGTAACACAGATTATCAAAATCACTACAGTAAACCAAAACCAATCAAATCCCATATTCTACTTTATTACGTTCCACTCACTTTCCAGAATCACATGTTCACACTTATTACACCTATGCAGATAAGTCGAAAATGGAGCCGATGTATAATCTTCGACAGCGATTTCTATGCTGCCACATTCCGGGCATTCTATTTTCACTTCTTTGATACCAGGATAATCCCAGAAAGAAAGTTTTCCTTTCACGTTTTCGATAGGTTTAGCATAGAGAATAGGGTTAGCCAACACCCAGTTATAAACTCCTTTTTCCGCCCAAATAGAAGGATGATTCTGTACACAATCCACTATCTCAACGCTGCCGATGATTTCACCGAACACCCATTTGCCGGAAGTACTTTTCTCCGAAATCAGAGAGAAAGCTTGTTCCATCTGCTCATCGGTCAGATTTATCTCAAATTTCTTTCCATGACAACCACTTGAATGAATCAATACCCTTTGCCTAATATATTTATCAGGGCACGGCCAAGTGCGGTTCTCAATGTCTTTGATACCGTGGACTATCAAAGAAGCCCACGACTGTTTTATGGTTATTGCTTTCATATTATTCCTTTTTATTATTATATTTGCGCCAAGTAACTAAATGGTACGCGTTAGCGTTAAAGGTTCAAATCCTTGTTACACTTTAATTATTGTTTAATTTTAAACAAATACAATTATGAAAATAATACCGACATTTTGTTGTCGGCTAATTTCAAAACGTATTTCAAAAATTTTCAGAAAATCTCAGAATAAAAAGCCGACAATAGTTAAAGAAAAAATAGGCTTTAAACTCAATTTGGGAATTATCTCATTTAGGCTATGCCGAAAGGAAAGCCTTGTTGAATTTGCAACTCAACTGAATTTGGGGATTTTCCAATTTGAGTGGAGTAGAGAATGGAGTAGTTTAAATGGAAAGAATGCCACTCATTGTGGAGGTGCAGGTTCGATACCTGCTCTCCATTCTTTTTTATCCTACATTTATCAAGTCAAACAATGTGGGCGCACTCATTTCCATCTCCGCTTCATACAGATATGAGAGACTGTCCTTCCAATAGTCGTAATTCAGTTCGGTGGATAATCCTTTACGCCCTAACCTGATGGCACAATAGGGAACCGTACCTATACCACCGAACGGGTCGAATACCAGTTCACCCTTATTCGAATACCGCTCAATCAGCCTTTCGACAATATCCAGCTGAAGTGGGCAAATGTGGTTCTGCCGTTTCTTCTGCGACTGTCTCGTATTGAGTGTGCGCATCCGGGTTACATCATCCCATATCCAGGGCTTCTTGCTTACCGGGTCAACGGCCATGAAGGTTTTAGGCAGCTTTCCGTAGGCTTCCAATTCCTCAGCGAATGATACATGTTCCTCGTAGTTATATATATGCTCGCATTCATAATTTCTGAACAAATGGCGTATTTTATCAATACCGGCACCTTTCATATCCTCGTAACTCAACAGAGAGTTACTAGAAGATTTCCAACTTGCATGAGCATCTATCTGCCAACGGGCAAGTGAGTATTCACTCTTGTTTTTTGTCACCGGCAAATCAGCATAGGCTCGTGAGGTATCAGAAGGCAGCTTGCGGAAAAGAAGAACATATTCCGGGCAACCGATGCCCATCTTTGAACCGTCCTTACACATTTCAGTATAGCCGAGTCGATAAGTCTGGTTATTCTCCCTTACTACATCCGTATCCACTGTAATACGCCCCATGTAGCGGAACCCATGTTTCATGTAGTGGAACACTGTCATTTCGCTGAACGGGTCAATGGTAGGCATACCGTCACCGGTGGCGTTACCGAAAAGTACGCGATCCTTCACATGGATGCAAGCCAAGCGTCCGGGTTTTAAAATACGTATAAGCTCCGGGGTTAGATAGTCCATTTGCTCAAAGAACTTGTCGTTGTCCTCATTATGCCCGAAGTCATTATAGGTCGGAGTGTATTCATAATGGTTTGAGAATGGAATACTGGTTACTATCAAGTCTACAGAATCACTTTCCATCTTCTGACATTCAAGAACATTGTCGTTATTGATTGCCTTCCACAGTTTACCGAATTTCTCTTCTCGACTGGCGAACATCCACCGCATCATCTTCTCTTCGGCATGCAAACCGAACAAACCGTTCTCGCGGACTATATCGGTCATCTTAGCTACCATCTCACGGTGTTGCGCCCACTTCTGCATGAAACTCTTGTATATCTCGCCCTCACTTTCCGCATAGACCAGATAAAGGTCAACCGGATGCTGCTGCATAAACCGGTAGATACGGGCTATTGCCTGGAACTTGTCATTGAAACGGTAGTCGATGAACATGATTGCCTTGTGGCAGTGGTACTGGAAGTTCAAACCCTCACCAAGCATTTCAGGTTTGGCGGC